ATTTGGTGGTATAATCAAACCATTTAGTGCAAGTGTATCAAGTGCAATATCAACACAAATAGATGGCGACAGAATTGCAGGTGGTATAGCAAGTCTTGATGGTGCATTAGCATTCAACATAAGTGCTGGTGCTATTGTTTCACCAAGTGTTGATATGAATGCTGTAACTTCTTTGACTATTGCGCCAAGTGAAATTATTCAAGGTAGTGCAACACTAAAAACTAACATGGGTTCAACTCCATGGGAGGAAATGAATACTTGGAACAATCCTGCACAAACATATTGGGATAGTTTCTCTGTAAATGCAATAAAAGTTAAACAATTTGTCGCAACCTTAAGCAGTAATTTCAATATTAGTGCATTAGCAAACGCAACATTAGGTGGTGCAAGTTTACAAGCGGCATTTAATGATTTAGATGCAAGTGCAGATAGAATAAGAACAGGCACTACAACAGTCAACACCGCGGCATCCCTAACTGCGACAGCAGAACGCACAAGAGCGGGGACTGTTCTAAAAGCAAGTGCAGGAACATTGACAGCAAGTGCAGAACGCACAAGAGCAGGCACACTTTCAATTAACAGTCTTGCAACAGTAGATGTAACTGCTGAAAGAACAAGAGCAGGTATTGTTTTACAAGCAAGTTCAGGCACATTGTCAGCAACTGCAGAAGTAGTATTGTTTGGTGAAGCAACTCTTTCAAGTGCTTATGGATTCTTTGCCAGAACATCAATTGAAGGTGAAGCAACTCTAACAAGCAATGCAACTGTTTCAACAAGTGCAGTTAAAACAGCAAGAAGCAGTGCAACTCTAAGCAGTGAAGCAAGTGTAAGTGCATTAGGTGGATTTATTGCAAGTGGTAGTGCAGACTTACAAGCATTCAACACAGTAGTAAGTGCCTTAACCATATACATTATTGATCCTTATAGAGTTAAAACTGTAGGATCTGAGTCAAGAACGCTCGTAATTGAAGCAGAACACCGCAATTTTGTAGTAAAAAGTGAGAATAGGTTAAATAATATAGAACAAGAAAGCAGGGGTCTGCAGATTAAGAGTGAGACACGCAAACTAACGGTCCAAAATCTTACCCTCGTAGATGAGGCAGGACCTTTGGACACAAGGACATAAGATATGCCATCATTAACAGGATTTAAAGAAGACAGAGTAGGAACTTATATTGAAAAAGATCCTTATGCTGTTTTAGATTATACCTTAGATTTTACAAATTGGATGCCAGACAGTGATACAATTTCAACCATTGCTGTAACGGCAGAAACAATTTCAGGCGACTCATCACCCTTAGTAGTAGATTCCAGCACTAACACAAATTATCTCGTAACAGCAACAATTTCAGGCGGCACAGCAGGCAACATTTATAACTTAGAATATAAAATTGACACAACAAATGGCCTAAAGGATTCAAGAAACTTTAGAATCAAGGTTGTAGAGAGACAAGTATAATGAGCGAAGAACAAAACAAAAACACAGGTGCACCAAAGCACAAAACCATTGATAGAGATATGGTTTACAAACTTGCCTGTATACAATGCAGTGATGAAGAAATTGCAGAAGTAGTAGGTATTGGTGTTGGCCTATTAAGAAAAAGATTTAGCAAACTGCTTGACCAAGGCAAACAAGCAGGTAAGAAAAGTCTACGCCGTGCAATGTGGGAAAAAGCAATGAACGGTGATACACGAGTTCAAATTTTCTTATCAAAACAATACCTGGGCATGAAAGATGCACCAGAAGACAACAGCAATAAAATGCCGTTGCCGTGGGAGGACTAATATGGCAAGAGGAAATCTTAAAATTACAGACGCACCAAGTAACATCAGTATTGATTATGGTATTGGTGTAAGAAGAGGCAACTTTCAAGGACTGAGTGCTGTAAACAAATTTGGATTCAAAGCAAGTGTAGGTGCTACATTTGAAACTATCTGGGATGGTAGTGGCAACTATGTATATCCAAGTGCCGCAGACTATGTTGATGTAGTATGTGCAGATGGCACTAATGATGTATCAGGCGGCACAGGTGCTAATTCAGTAACCATTGAAGGACTTGATGCAGATTATAATTTTCAATCAGAAACAATTACATTAGACAATCCAGACAGTGCTGGTGTTGAAGGTAGAAGTGCAAATCAATATATTAGATTATACCGTGCCTTTGTTGCAACAGCAGGTTCACAAGGAACCAATGACGATGTAATTGATTTTAACATTGGTGCAGTCACTGCCGCTAAGATTACAGCAGGTGCAGGACAAACACTAATGGCAGTTTATACGGTGCCAGCAGGCAAATTTGCATACCTTGTTAATTTTAACTTTGGTGAAGAAAAAGCAAAAGAAACTATAGGTAGAATTATGGTTCGTCCATTTGGTGGTGCATTTAATGTCAAGGACCAATTAGGAACATCAGGACCACCTGTTATTAGAGATTATAAATTACCAATCATTATCAATGAAAAATCAGACATTGAAGTTAGAGCACTCGCAGGTGCAACAACTGGTGTCAATGCAGGATTTGATTTGTTAGTGGAGGACAAATAGTGCCATTAAGCAATCCACAACAAGTAATTTGCAACGATGAAAATCGTTTTCGTGTTGCCGTAACAGGCAGACGATTTGGCAAGACTCATGTGGCAATGCGTGAATTGGCAAGATTTGCAAGTAAACCAGATCAAGAAGTTTGGTATGTGTCCCCAAGTTATAGAATGTCAAAAGGCATAGTTTGGGACGCACTAAAAGGCAAATTAAAAGAACTGCGTTGGATTGAACAAAGCAATGAAGCAGAACTTAAATTGAGATTAAAGAATGGGTCAGTTATTCATTTGAAAGGCGCTGACAACCCTGATTCACTAAGGGGGCGTGGACTAAACTTTATCATCTTGGATGAATTCCAAGACATTGATAAAAGAACTTGGACAGAAGTTTTAAGACCTACACTATCTGACAAAGGTGGTCATGCACTGTTCACAGGAACTCCAAGAGGAGTTGGTTCGTTTAGTCATGAAATGTTTACAATGGCCCAAACAACTGATGGTTGGGGTGCTCATACTTACACAACACTGGATGGCGGCAATGTGCCTGAAACAGAAATTGAAGAAGCAAAGCGAGACATGGATGAAAAAACTTTTGAACAAGAATACCTCGCTACATTTAACACTTATTCAGGTGTAGTTTATTATAATTTTGATAGAACAAAAACTGTTATGCCTTGCCGTGGTAAGGATATAACAGAAATACATTGTGGAATTGATTTCAATGTGGATCCTATGTCAGTTTGTATTTCTGTTATAGAAAATAATGTTATATACATCGTAGATGAAATTGTTATGAATGGATCAAACACTGACGAAGTATGCGACGAAATCAAAAGACGATATCCAAATTCAAGAATTATTATGTATCCAGATCCTGCAGGTAGACAAAGAAAGACCTCAGCAGGTGGACGCACAGATATCTCAATACTACAAAATGCAGGTTTTCGTGTGAATGTGAGAAACAATCACACACCCATCAGGGACAGAGTAAACGCTGTGAATTCTAAATTAAAGAATGCAAAAGGCGTTTCTACACTGTTTGTAGATCCTAAATGTAAACAAGTCATAAACAGTCTTGAAAGATTGGTCTACAAACCAGGAACATCCATAATTGAGAAAGATGGAGAGCATGATCATATGTCAGATGCTGTTGGATATTTGGTTGATTTCTTATATCCATTAAGAACTGAGTATGCGAAAGCACAACCAGAAAGATGGGCATTCTCAGGTAACAATAATGCAAGGAGTTGGAACTAATGCCCGTAATTAGAGACAGAGTAATAAAAGGAGACAGCAAATTTGCTGTTGACTATATTGTAGAAGCACATGATGCCTACAAATATTATATTAACAGATGGACATTTCTAAATGATTCTTACCAAGGTGGTTACGACTACTTTATGGGAAGATATTTAGAACCATATTATTATGAGTCAAGAGATGATTATGAAAAGCGTCTAAGACAAGTAGGATTAGACAATCATGTTAAATCAATCACAGACTTATACAACAGTTTCTTATTTAGAAAAGAAATTAAAAGAGATTATGGATCAGTAGATAATGAACCTGGTCTAAAACCATTCTTAAAAGACGCAGACCTTGATGGAAGAAGTTTCCTTGCATTCCTAAGAGATGTGTCTACATATGCAATGGTATATGGCAACTGCTGGGTCATTGTTGACAAACCAGCAACTGTATCAAACACAAGAGCAGACGAATTAAGACAGGGTATTAGACCTTATGTTAGTTTGTTTACACCAGACAATGTTTTAGACTGGACTTATTCAAGACAAATAAATGGTTTGTATGAATTAACATATCTAAAAGTCAAAGAAGAGATTGTAGAAAACAATCAATACATTCGTGAATACACACCAACTGAAATCAATGTGTATATGATTAATGGTGAAGAAAAAACAGGTGACCTAATTGAAACTATGCCAAACACTTTAGGCAAGGTTCCTGCTGTATGTGTATATTCACAACGCTCTAACATAAGAGGTGTTGGTATAAGTGCCATAGGCGATATTGCGGATATCCAGAAAGAAATCTATGAGATGACTTCTGAGATTGAACAAATTATCCGTTTAACCAATCATCCAAGTCTCGTTAAAACCGTAGACACAGAAGCAAGTGCAGGAGCAGGATCTATCATTCAAATGCCACAAGGCCTGGATGGCGCACTAAAACCTTACCTACTGCAACCAGATGGTGCAAGTATTGAAGCAGTTCTACAAGCAATTGAAAAGAAAGTTGAATCAATTGATAGAAGTGCATCATTGGCAGGTATCCGCTCAATTGAAAGTCGCAGATTATCAGGCGTAGCACTTACTTCAGAATTTCAAACACTTAACAGTAAATTAAGTGGATTTGCAATGAGTCTTGAACACGCAGAAGAACAAATTTGGAGACTATGGGCAATGTATCAAGGTAAAGTATGGGATGGTGAAGTTGAATATCCAAGAAGTTTCTCAATCCAAGACAAAGCAAATGATATTGCTATGTTAAAGATGGCCAAAGAAGCAAACATTACTGATCCAAGAATCACAAGAGAAATTGACAAACGCATCTATGAAACTATCACAGAAGAGTATATGGAAGACATGGAAGAAGAAGAAATGGAACATCCTACTCTTGATGCAGTTTCAAAAGGACCACACATAAGAGAAATGATTATGGAAGGTTATACTGATGCACAAATTTTACAATTACATCCTGAATTAACAAATCAAGATATTCAGAATGAAAAACAGGCACTTTTACAAGAAGGTGAGTAATGGGTAAACTATTTCCAGATAGAAACTGGGTAGAAGACGAACCTACAGAACAGTATATGCGGGACATTATGCGTCTTTACTTTGAAGAAGTAAATGAACTAAACGCAAAAAAGAATATGGCCGCAGGTGTAAGAGCAAGGAAATATCTGCTTGAATTACACCACCTATGCAAGAAGCGTAGGAGAGAGATATTGGAACAGAAACGCGAATACAAATATCGTGTTCATCCAAGTTGGGAGCGTGAGGGTTATGCTGACGACAACTAATAGCATTAGTGGATTGATTGGCGAAAAAACAAGAAAGCGTTCCTTTAAATTAACCTTAGGAGGGCAAACCATGGCAATGCGTGGCGGTAAAAAGAAAAAGAAAAAGAATACAAGAGGCGGTAAACGCCGCAAATAAAACGGTTTTGTGCTTGGGAGGCATAAATATACACATACTACTATTAGAGGGTAGGTGGTAGAACTCAACCAATTGAAGAGGATATAATATGAACGCGGAAAACACAGCGGTAAAAGAAACTGAACCTACTGCGGTTCAACCTAATGTAACTGATGGTGAAAAGCAGGTAACAGAAACACAGACTAAGGAACAAGACAACTTACTGTCACAAGACGATGTAAATCGCATTGTAGCAGAAAGGGTAGCAAGAGAAAAAGCAAAGTTTGAAAAGAAATATTCAGGCGTTGATTTGGATCTTTATAATGACCTTGTTGAAAAACAAGAACAAGCACGCCAACAAGAAATGGAAAAGCGTGGTGAGTTTGAAAAATTGTTGAAAGAACAGGCGGAGAAATTCACTGGTAAAATCAATCAATATCAAACAGAACTAACTTCCATTAAGGTAGATGGTGCATTGCTTAACGAAGCAAGTGCTAATAAGGCAGTTAATCCACAACAAGTGGTGCAACTACTTAAAGGCCAAGTTAAGTTAAATGAAGCAGGCACTGTTGATGTTGTTGATGCAAATGGACAGGTAAGATACGATGAAAATGGTTCGCCATTAAAAGTATCCGCCCTGGTAAATGAGTTCCTTACTGCAAACCCACACTTTGTAAGTGCAGGACCAACAGGTTCAGGCACAGGACAAGGAGTAGGCAGGCAGACAAATGTGGTAGATACAGATGTTACAAAACTTGATATGAACAATCCTAATCATCGCAAACAATATGCGGAGATTATGAGAGCAAAAGGTGTTCGTATCTAACTGCTATTAAACAAGGAGAACAACAATGGCAATTACAACTTCAACTCTTACACAAGAGTTATACGCTAATGTAGTTCAAGCGGCATTATTCACACTTTCAGAACAAACTGTGATCCGTCCGCTTGTTCGTAACTACGACATGACTGGCACACCAGGCCTAACAGCACAAGTGCCAATTTACCCTGCATTAACTGCGACAGGCGTTGCAGAAAATGTAGACTTAGACACGGCTGGTCCTGCAAGTTTTGACACTTCAAGTGTTGAAATCGTTTGTTCAGAGATTGGCACATTCGTAAACCTAACTGACTTATCAAGAGAGTCTGCTACAACTGATGTTGCGGCGGCAATTGGTAGACAGATTGGTGACGCTATGGCGAAAAAAGTGGACACAGACTTGGCCGCTTTATTCCCAGGTTTCTCACAATCAGTTGGAGCGGCAGGCGATGACATTACAGTAGAAACAATGTTCAAAGCGGCGGCAATCCTAAGAGCAAACCAAGCACCTGGACCATATGTTTGTGTGTTACACCCATACCAAGCATTCACACTTAAGAAGCAACTAACACAAGCAGGCAATACTCCTGTAACTGACTTATCAAACATTGGTAATCAGGCATT